CGAACACTAGCCGATGGCTAACCGAGATTTATCCTCGTCAGCACCCCCGTGCTCATGGCAGAGGATACCGCTCGGCGCGGCGCTCGGGCGAAATCTCGGTTAGCCATCGGCTAGTGTTCGCCAATTGCCTGTTTCGGTACTGAGGATTTTCCGCCTTGAGCGCCTTGTCATAGCATGGGGCGCACATTCCGCGCGCTTTATGCTTTCGGTTCGGATGGCACGTCGCGAGCTTCACGGGTCAATCTATCCTCGATTAATTTCGTATATCCGATTATATCATGCCACGAGTCGATATAATTGGCGTCGCCGTTCAATATGCGCGCGATTTTGTTCGCGATCATGTCCAACGTTTCGCACATGTCAGGCGCGAGCGTCGCCCAGTTTCGCCCCTGTTGCATGGAATACTTTATGTTCTGCGCTATGACCGCTTGTCCCATAAATACCCCGTACCGGCCGCCGCGCTCCGCCAGCGTAGCTTCGATGCCGGTCGGTTCCGTAGTAACGGCCGGAAATTCCGTCGCGCTGGCGGCCGTCAGCGGCTCCGCACAGTTCAGACAAAATCGATTGCTCGCGTCGGGCGTGTGGCCGTGCCGCGTGCAATAGCTCCCGATCATCTCAGCCGCTTTTGTAGTCATAGACGATACTCCCTCCGCTGTTAGGAGAGCCTAGACGCCGCATAGGCCCGCGCAATTAAATCCGAACTGTTCTTGCTGTGCGCGTTCGGGTGTGTCTTTGAATACGACCTGGCTCAGCGGCCGTAACGATTCATGCAGGTACACGGCGCCTTGTAGCCTCGCGGTCCCTGTCTGAGCCTCTGCTGCCGCTCTCAAGTCAGTGTCGAATTGCACCGCTTGGGCGAACTCTTCCGGCTCCTGATCCTTCATCTGCTGCCAATAGGCGTCGCCATGAAACGGGCAAAACACGCAGGCTGACTTCGGGGGCGTTCTGCCATAGGTGTCCTCCACCCACGCGATGCACTGGTCCCGCGTAACCTTTTCATCAACCAGCGGGAACACGTTTACAGCCCACTTTTCCTCGTTGGGCTTCATGCGCTGCCATTCGTCGTAGGAGAACCCCACGGTGATTTCCGCCATGACCTTGGGAGTAACGCCGCGTCTGGCGCGAGGCACCTTGGCGAGCTTCCTCTGCGTCTTGGTAAGCACTCTAATCTTGTAATCGACGGTGCAGCGCCGCCCCATCATCGCCCGCTTGCCGTTGGCTTTCGCCACATAAGCTGGCAACAGCGTCTTCACGTATCGGTTGCCAGTTTTCTTGGACGTGCGCACCCTCACCGCTTCTGCGCCTAAGTCTCCGGCCGAGACTTCGATGATGGGGAACGGGTACTTGCTGCGTGCTACTTCTTCTTTCAGCCACCCAAGCCATTCCATGACCTTGCGCGGCTCGCGTTTGGTGTTGGCGAAGATCGCGTAGTCATACGGAGCGCGAACGCCGGTCGCCGCCTGCAACAGCAAGTACGACGATTGCACACCGGCACCAAGAGATAAGAACCTCTTCACTCCACTTCTCCGCTGTTTGATGTTTGAGATGCCCGCATTCATTTACCCGGACGATCTTCAAGTCTGTATTTCCCTGCAATAATGATGACGAGTTGACGCTTGCCGTTCGCGTGCAAGAAATCGTTCGCATGTAACCAGCCCGAGGGCGAGCCGTCAATGTACTTTAGCCGTAACCGTGAATTGGTTCCGACTCTATGGTGTCCTTCCTCGACGGCCGGCGAATGCCCATGTGCCGACGTGACTTTCGAGGCGATGCGCGCGAGGTTCTTGACCGAGCCCCGAGCACCGTTCGGCCCCTTGTGCCCGTGCAAATCCATCTGAACGCCCATCAGCCGCGAGCCCTTCTCGCCCGGCTTGCCAGTGAGAACGACGACACGATCGAGTAAACCGTCCCATTTCTCAGCGAGCCGGCGCTTGACCCAATACGGCCACGGTCTCGGAATCTCGGCGCCGTCCGGCCCCATGACCGAGTTTTCGTGCATGCGCGCGGCGGTCTCAAGGTAGAACGCGCGCTGAATCGTCGGAAGCTTTTTCCAATCGCGTTTCTTGATCCATGTGTGCAGAAAATCCCCGTGATTGTCGGGGACCATATAGGACACGGCGAACGGAGGCGTGCGACGCGCGACGAAGTCCACGGCCTCGAACACTTCGGCTTGCACGTCGTCGAAGCCGCTGACGGCGTTCGCTTGCTCCATAAATGGGTCGTCCCAATCGTGATGGTTGACCGAGTGCCCGTCGCAAACGTCCTCCCAATAAATGCGCTTCGGACGGATCGTCGTCACCATGCCGGCGGGACCGAAATTCGCCTTGTCGACGAGCTTGTCCGTAAACCTGACGTGTGTGTCGCCGAGCGTGATCGCCTCGGGCTGCGGCGCCGGCTTGACGCCCGTCGGCGTGTACATCGTGTCGAGGTCGATCCCGATTCCGTCGTCGGTAAAATTGATGTGCCGCAGATAGAACAAGCCGCCTTTGTCGAGTTCGACGAGGACGACGCCGAACGTGTGATGAAATTCGCCCTTCGCGCCCGCGCGCGAGTTCGTGTAGTTTTCCATCGTGCAAGCGCCGGTCGTCGTCATGAGCTTCGCCATTTGCGCACCGGGAACAGTTACCGTCTTGAACTGGTACTTTGTGTGTCCGACGATCGTCGACTCGGCGCCCGTGAAGCCTTCGAACTCACCGAGGGGATTCGACGCCGTCGGTACGACCTTGATCGAGCCGACACAGACGAGGTTTTTATTGACCTTCATCGTTTGATTCAATGCGTAGGGCCGAACCTCGGGCGCCCACGTCTCGCGATCCTCTTGCGACCGCGACCATTTCGAAGTCGGGTTTTTGTAACGTAATTCGATCACTGACAGATGCGCGTCGAGATGCTTTTTCATCTGTAGGATTGCCGCCCACACTTTGGGCTGAACCGGCGTCGCATTCTGCGCGGCCGTAAACAAGTACCGCACCGTGCCTTTCGGCGCCGGGTTCTCGTGAACCTCCCAAACCTTCGACGACTGCGCGAGGGGATGGTGCAGACGTTGAAAATCTGCGGCGGTTTTCGGTGCGGTACTCATGGTTAGATGCTCTCTCGGAATGACTTCGCCAGTTTGACAGAGCCGCAGATTACCATTTTCTTATCGGCTTCTAGCATATGGTCCTCAAAACCCTTGCGATGCAATGCGCCTTGCGCGGGATTGATCTTGTATTCCCGCAAAAAGTCATTGTAGTACATCCATCCATTGACGCCCATCGCCTTGATACCCGCCTTGAATCGCGCGGGAACAATGACGCTTTGATTGTGCGTCCCGTGGAAATCGTTCGGTCCCTTGACCGCCGTCTTAACAGCCGTCGGCGGCTTTGCTTTCGATGCCATCTAATCTACTCCTTTGTTGCTGGTAATTTATCACGGACTCGGGCGCCCCGAAAGAACTTCACGGCCTCGCCGGGAACCGGCTTCAACATGCCGCCGTCTGATACGGCTTTGCCGATCGCTTCGACGGCGCGCTTGTACGTGGGGGAATGCTCGTCCACGGTCTGACGCATGGATTGCTTACGGGGCTTGTTAATCAAGGGCTATTGCTCCAATTAGGCATAGGAAGGAAAGGACAAACAGCGTTACGACGGTCATTTCTTTTTAACGCACCGCTTGTGAAACTGCATAGCGCAAAGGGCGCCGAGAGCGCCGCCGGTTCCGTTCGCTAGTACGATTGGGATAGTCCATCCGGTATGCGCGACGAAAGCGATAATGAACACGTCGACGACGGCCATGCAATACGAGGTCGGGACGACCCAAGTGTAATTGTCAAAGGCTACATTGCGTTGCTGTAGGGCTCGCAACATGACGTAGACAAACATCGCTCCAAACATTGTAAGTTCGCGCATTTATGGCGTAACGATAACTGACGCCTCGGTCAAGTGTCAAGCACTCGCCGCCGCTAACTTCTCTTTGTGCTTGCGGTCGAGGTCGTTTTGCTCGGCCTCGTGCTGGCGGTCCTTGTCCGCCTCGCCCGCCGCGTGCTCGTTCCCTTGCGCCGCGAGGTCCGACGGATCGGCCCCTAAGCCGGCCTCGTCGTCGGGTTCCTCGGGCTCGGGCGCCTTGCCGCTCAAGTTCGAGTAGCCCGACTGCGGGTCGTTCTGTAGCCGCGCTCGTGCCTCGTCCGGCGTAATGACGCCGTTCGTGATATAGGCGACATCCATATCCGCGTCGCTCTTGCGAATTTCGCTCGATTCCTTAACGGTGGGGTCGGACAGCGATTCCCATTCGTAGCCGATATCATCGTCGACGGCGCCGAATAGATCGCACTGCGCGGCGATCAAAAGCTTGTTGTAGTGCGGGCCGTAGAATTTGTTCTGATACGCCCCGATCCAATCATACCAACACGTAATCTCGCCCTCGCCCGTGGCGCCGAGGCCGGTCGGCGTAATGCCGAACATCTTAATGAGCGGGATGTGACCCGGCGACGCCATGTGTTCTTGCGATTGCGCTTGAAGCTCGGAAAGTCCGCCGAGGGGCGTATTGACTTGCACGACTTCCTCAGTGTCTTTATTGATCGCGCCGACGCCCTGATTGCTGCGCGCTTGTACGAACAGCTTCAAGCGATTGAGGAACGACGAGCCGTCGGAGCCTTCCTCAAGCGTCGCCGACATGTCCGTCGCTATGATCGTGGTCGAGAAATTGCTGACGAGGTTATTGACGGATTGTCGCGTCCGTAGCCACATCACGACGAAGGGCTGCATAAGCTGAGTCAGCGAGATACCGCCGAAGTTATACGCCGGCTTGAGGAGGTCGGGGACCTCGCGGCCGATGAATGTCAGGATGCGCGAGGAGTTCCAGCGCCGGCCCATGATGAACCACGCTTGAGGCTTGTAAAAGTCCTCGCGCTCGGGATACATCGCGTTCCAAGAATACGGCGTCGACCAATACGGTTCGATGCATTGCAAGCTTGTAACCGAGCCCTTTTTGATTCCGCTCGGGTCCCACGTCAGCGGCATTTGCCGGCGCTCGTCTGTGTCGCCCTTGAGGTTCACGACGATTTGAGCGCGACCGAATTCACCGTCGAGCAACGCCGCGCGCTCGAATAGCTCGCGGACCTTTCTCTCTTTCATCCATGCGTCAATCTGCGATATCTTCTCGCCCTTGTCGCCGCCGGACTTGCTGACGTGCTTCAACCATTTGCGCGTCATTTCCGTACTCGTCGTCTCGGACGGCGCGCGGTACTCGCTGATTTGAGTCAGTTCGGCGAGGTACGGATAGCCGGGAAAATACAGCCCGCAACCGAATTGCGAATACTGATTCAGCCATCCGAACACGGGCGCGGCGCTGTCGAGCGCCATTTGCGGCAGTTCATCGTGTGCGAGCTTGAGCCCGGTTTCCGCCGTCGGCTTGATCTTTGGGACGACGTTCGGCGGCAGTTCCGGCGCCTTGTAATCGACAAAGGGCGCCTTCGTCTCGACCATTTGCTCGGACATGCGTTCGAGTAACGCCCGACTGACGCGCATCGGCTTTTTAACCGGGGCGCTAGTAACGGCCGGAACTGAGGGCGGCGCGAGCCAATGGGCGAGACGGGAGCGAATTGAGGTTAACATAGGTCAAATTTTCCCGAGTATGTCGTCGGATATGTGCAAGGTCGGTTTGGCCGGCGAAAATAGCATCATGACAGAATCGGCCAAATTCGGCGACATTACATCGTCCGGCGTCTTGTCAACCAGGAGCTTACCCGTCGCGGTTGGTTTCCATACGGGTTGCGATATCTCAGGCATAAGCCTAGATAGTAACGGTAAGTCCCTGGATATATAGATAATGTTGTCCGCGTCGTGGTCGCGGCCCAAAGACGCGAGGTACGCATTGTAAAACCGCTCGCGTAGCGCATACCACGCCTGAGATTTCCGGTTTTGGAAAAAATTTTCCGCCGTCCGATCGGTGCGGGGCACCTTGCGTTCGGGGAACAGCGGCGAGCCGGACCCTTGGAACTTGGACGCCCTGATAGCCTTGCCGCTCGGGCGCTTGTCGGCGCCGGGCTTAACGCGCTCCTCGTTGATTGCGCGGTCAAACCCTTTCATGCCGGCGCCCATGCCGTCGGCGTCGTACAGTAGTTCCGTAATGCCCCATTCGTCGCACAGCATATATGCCTTTGCCGTGGTCGCTAGCAGGTCCGAATTCTGCCCGCTCCACATGGCGAGATGCGTCAATAGATTGCCGTGGCGGGCCGCTAACGCGTTTTTGTCGCGTCCGACGTCGGCTATGTCGAGCGCGGCTAGTTTCTTGCCGGTCGGCGTGATTTTTAGCTTTTCATGCAACCCGACGGCCGCCTGCACCCAATCGAACGGGATAATTACGCCCTCGACCGAGGCGTTATAGTTAAGCTCATACTCTGCGTTCCATATGACCGGGTCGAGTTCCTTACGCTTTTTCTCGGCCCAATCATCGCCGCGCCGGGGATCGCTACGCCAGTTCATTGTGAACACTTCGACGTTGCCGCCGTGCCGCTTCTCGGCGAAGCTGTTCGCCATGCCGTTGACGCTGGACATGTCGATACGACAATCGGTTGTGGCCGAGAGCGACGCGTCAATCAGCTTGGGCCGCTCAATGTGCGCCGCTTCGTCCACGAAGAAAATGGACGTTCGGCCGCCGCGCCCGATGTTGTCGCCGCTAGTGCCCACGATCGCGCCGGCCGTCGCCGGAACTAGAATCCGCATATGTGCCGTACATGCCTTGCTCGATACGTCCCAATCGCCTCTAAACTCGCGGGGCAAGTTTTGCAAAAACATCCGGCCCTTGTAGAACAGGCACGACGGGTCGCCGCTCAAGTCGACGTTATCCTCTTTCGCACTGCCGAAGCCTACGACGATATTCTTGTGGAACAGACATAGCGAAACAGCGTAGGCCATCGATAGCCACGATATGCCCATGTCTCGGGACTTCTCGGTAAGCCCGGGTTCCTTGGCGATGCGCTTGCGGTCGATATATTCGATGAATTCCCGCTGTTTAGACCATAGGACGAACGGCATAACGACGGGAATCGCTGAGCCTGCATTTCTTGGATCTGCGGTCATGCCCCACGAACTGATAAAATCGGCGATGTGGTCAGCGTAGTAGGCTTTGAGGCGCGGTAGGTATGCGCGGTCGGCTTTGATTTCTTGACGGAGCCGTCGAAGTCGGCCGGCGCGCTCGCGATAAATCGCAGTGTAATCAGGGTTCTTGTAGTCAATTTGCGTGAAACATCGATTGTCGGCCATGTCGAATAATCCTAGTG